ACAAAGCACACGGCAGTCGTGCATGATGGGCAGACGGCTGGCGGCTTCCCTTTGATGTTGGAGCAGGACATTGTCGATGATGTGCAGATTACGGCATCTGTCGGCACTGCTGAGGCTATTTGGAATGTGTCTGTCGCTGTCGCTGATGGTGACGGTAGTTGGACTGCTCCTTTGGCCTTGAGCATCCAAGGCAAAGTTAATACGCCCATTGCAAGGGTTGTGAACGCGCAGCCCGGTGCTGACCATCTTGGAGGCGTGCGGGTTGTCTACAAGGGGGAAACGCAGCAGGCACAGACTGGTTTCTCTCAGACTGGCGGGACGGCAAATTTCTCGTTCACTGACGGGACTACTTGTGCGGTGGTTGCTGCGGCTGAATCTGATGGGAAACAGGCTATCACGTTTACGTTCACGTTTGCCGCTACTGCCAGTGGGCCGTTCCTGTGTGTTTCTGGCGTGCGCAAGAATGTGGCCTATGAAGTTGCCGATCCGCTCCTGTCTCAAGACCCGATGAACGCCCTTACCGCTGGCACTGACGGTAAGATTATGCTCGACGGTTCTGGTCTGGACAAGAGCTATCTTCCGCTGTATTTTCCCTTTGAAAGTGATGAGATAGTGCCGGAAATCCATACGTTCTTCCCTGACCATTGCAGGGTCATTCTGGTGGATGGCCTTCAGTCTGATGGAACGAGCGTGGATGCTCTGGGCATCACGGTTCAGCTCGATGGGGACAGTGAGGGCACCTCGGCTGTGACGCTCAAGAATGGGCAGATTGACAGCGATGGCGCTTTTGCGGGAAAGGCTGTAGTCATTCGGTGTTCTGGGCGTACTACGGAGACGTGGGTTTCTGCGTTGCTTCGTCTGACCCCCACAATGCTGGCGTCCGATTTATAGCATTCACGCACGATAAGTTTGTAAGTTCCCGATTTTTTTACCCAGAAAAGTCGGGAACTTTTTATTTATATTTGGAGGGTTTATGGACAGTTTGCTTTGTGGTTATCTGCGGTTTGGTAAGCCTTTGGAAAAGCAAAGTTTGCTTTTTGTAGTAGATACTGAAGCTACTACATCAGGAGGAGTACAAACGGCAAACCCAGTTCATGCTTTTCCTAGGCTATCTAGCGGTAATTTATCTACCGCTACTTTAACTATAGATTGGGGTGATGGTACTTCGACAACTATTCCAAAGAATACACCATACGATAATAATTACTTTACTGATTATTCCACGCATACATATGAAGCTCCCGGAAAATATATTGTAACTGTAGAGGCGTATGATTTTTCTTCTTGTTCCTTTGGCGTAAATTCTAATACGTCTGCCGCATTTTCAAAATTAAAACTGTGGCGGGATACAGTAATTAGCATAGGCCCAGAAGATGCAGAAGAATATTCTTTGCCTTGTATGAAGAGCGATTTTTCATATGCTTTTGCTAGTTGTATGAAATTGACCAAAGTACCATTCGGATTATTTAAGAATAATCCGATGATTACTGATTTTTATAGTGTATTTTATTTTTGTACAGCATTAACTGAAATTCCAGAAGATTTATTCGCGTATACTGATAAAGTTACTAATTTATCTTTTGCTTTTTGTAATTGTATAAAATTGACAGGGCCTATCCCGGAAGGGTTGTTCGCTAATAATCCCGCTGTAACGTCATTTGACAATATATTCCAGCAATGTACAGAGTTAACAGGGCCTATCCCGGAAGGGTTGTTCGCTAATAATCCTGCTGTAACGTCATTTGACAATATATTCCAGCAATGCACAAAGCTATCAGGGTCTATCCCGGAAGGGTTGTTCGCTAATAATCCTGCTGTAACGTCATTTAACTACACATTCTACGAGTGTTTAGGATTAACTGGTACTATTCCTGAAGGGCTGTTCGCTAGTAACCCTGATGTAACGTCATTTGATAATACATTTGTGCGCTGCGCAGGGTTGTCAGGGTCTATTCCTGAAGGGCTGTTCGCCAATAATCTTGCTGTAACGTCATTTGATAGTACATTCATGCAATGTGCAGGGTTAACAGGGTCTATCCCAGAAAATTTGTTCGCCAATAACACTGCTGTGACTTCATTTGATTCTGTATTTTATGCTTGCTACTCGTTAGCAGGAGATATTCCTGAGAATTTATTTATTCATAATAATGAAGTAACTTCATTTGCTGGTGCATTTTTTGTTTGTAGAGAATTAACAGGGGCTATTCCTAGCGGTTTATTCTCTAGCAAGACTAAACTAACTTCTGTTGAACGTGTGTTTGAAGGATGCACAGGATTAACGGGGGCTATTCCTGAAGAACTTTTTGCTAGTAGTCCTTTAATCACTTCATTCAGTTATGTGTTTTCTGAATGTACAGGGTTAACGGCGGTACCTAAAGCACTTTTTGAAGAAAATATAAATGCTGTAACTTTTATTGAGACATTTTATGGTTGTTCTGGTATAACAAGTGAAGTTCCTGAGCTGTGGATTTCACACCCGGATGCGACAGGCACATACTGCTATTTGCGCTGCACCAATGCCGCCAACTACGCTGATATTCCCGCTGATTGGAGATAAGGTATACCCATAACCAAGGAGCGATTGCTATGGATTCATCCCCGATTGAGCCCCCTGTTCAGTGCTAGCCTGTAGTTGTTCAGTGTACGTGCTGCCAGTCGGTGCGGCAGAATGAAGAGCTTGACCCAATCGGGGGTGTTTTCCTTGTTCTGTTTATAGTGTTTGCCGCTTCTCTGGGCGTATGGTTACATAGGAGTTGAGGCTGCGAAATAAAAGCTCCCTACCCGATGAAGGTAGGGAGCTTTTTTACGGGCCTCGCCTTTTTCATAGGCGGCACCTCCACGGTATCGTTCAGTGTGAGTGCCTCGACATATGCGCTTTCGGCGAGCCCGAATACGCTGGCGTACAATACTGCTACAGCCGTCACCTTCACTTGCAAACGCAACGGCAACCCCATCACCAGCGGGGTTAGCGTAACGAGCTTTGGCGGTCTTTCTGGCGGCACCACCGGGGCGAAGGCCACCAATTCGGCAGGGCAATTCACTGAAACTTTAACCAGCACCAATGCGAATGGAGGTTCGTATACCGTGTCCTTTATTGATGCTTCTGGCAATGGCGCATCCACCACGATTGCAGGGGAGGCAAAGCCCGAACCTGTGTACAAGTATGATGATGGCAATAGTTGGACATGGCAGAGTACTTGGTCTCCTGACGGTAGTATAGGGGAATCTTTTGTCATATTGTTCTATGAAGGACAGATGGTCGCTTATAATGACGGTCGGGGAGATACTGATACTCCTACCGAGGGTACTGATGGTCATACATATCTTCGTGGAGAACTGAAAGAAACGAATGACCAGTCGTACACAAGAACACATAAATATGCCATAGCACGGCAGGTATAAATGAATCCGCCCGCTACTAAATGTAGCGGGCGGAACTGTTTTATTCTTGTCTGGCTATGGAGTAATGGCTGTTTATGGTAGACCCACTCACTTCTTGTTCCTGATATTCCCCGCGAAGGTATGTATATCCATCAGAACCAACCACCGAAGTAGCATCCCAGTCCATAGTATTTGCAATAGACTGACCACCCCAAATACAAAAGACCGAATTGAACTCCATCCCTCCGGGAAGGTTAGTTCTGGAAACAGTCCAAACATGCTCATTATCATACAGATAGGTTGGGCCGGGCTTTGCCTCCCCTGCAATCGTGGTGGATGCGCCATTAATGGTCATATTCTGCAATAGAGTAACTATACATTGATTGGTGTGCTCCTTTGTAATATACTTTACCATTACTTGCTTGAATACGTGTTGATGTAGTATCCGGGCCATTAGCTTGGTAAACACGCACGCCATGCCAATAAAGATACAAAGGAGCAGATGGCGGGCAAGTCCATCCAGTTATATCGTCACCAAGATTAACATATTCGTAAGTTAAAGCTGTAGTCGAATAATTATATTGTGTAGTCAAATCGCCAACAGACAAATAAATAATATAATCTCCATGTACTGTAAAAGTAATAGTCGTAGACCCAACACCATTTTGTGCATTAATAGTTTGTGCAGGTACTTGTGAGATATTAGAAGTAAGCTGCACCGGGCCAGTATAAGGTTTATTATTTTTTGTTACATTAAAAGTAACAGGCTCAGGAACCCTAGTCTTTACATTGGTCGGGGATGTTAACGTGAGCGCATATGTCGAGGCACTCACACTGAACGATACCGTGGAGGTGCCGCCGCCAAACGAGAGAGTCACGGTTTTGCTGCCCGTGGTTGTTGCCGTCAGGGAGACGGTGAACGTGCCGCCGGATGCCGTTGCCGAGGCAGGGCCGGAGAGCCCAGAGCTGTACGACAGACTGACGGAGCCAGCGTAGTTGGCGTTGTTCTTCTTGACCGTGAAGGTAACGGATTCAGGGTCGTTGGTGTAGAGCTTGGAGACGTTTGCCGAAGCAGCGTAAGTAGCAGCCGCCACTGTGAATGTTGCCGTTGCCGACCCGCCGCCGAACGAGACGGTGACGGTTTTATTGCCCGTGGTGGTAGCGGTCAGCTTGTTCGTGCATTTGCCGTCAGTGGCAGTTGCCGAGGTGCTGCCGGAAAGCCCAGAGGGAAGCGAGAAGGTAACGGCACCATCATAAGCGACGTTGTTCCGCTTCACGGTGAACGTCACATTGGAAGCCAAATCTTCCGTCAGGGCTGTGGGCGAAGCCGATACTGTGTATGTAGCTGCCGATACGGTGAAGGCAATGGCGTCTGAGCCACCGCCGTAGGTCAGAGTGATATTGCCTGCTGTAGTTCCATTTGCTGCCACTGAGATGGTAAACTTACCAGAAGCGTTTGCCGTGGCGGATGCCGGGCCACTGAGGTTTCCGCTGTATTTGATGGTAACAGCCCCGGCATAAACTGCGTCATTCTTCTTCACGGTGAAGGTGACGGACTTGCTGTTGTAGGCTTGGACGCTGGTGCTGTTGGCAGAGGCCACGTAGGTGGCTGCCGAGATGGTCATGGTATCGGACGCATTCCCGCCGCCGAAGGTAGCTTTGATGGTACCCGTTCCGGTGGCGTCTGCGGATACGTTGATGGTGAACTGACCAGAGGAGTTTGCTGTGGCAGACGCCGGGCCAGAGAGCCCACCGCTGTACGTCAGCGTCACAGCGCCAGCGTAGGCTGCATTGTTCCGCTTCACGGTGCCAGTGATGGATTTCGTTTCATCAACCCGGATGGTGGTAGGACTGACGACGAAGGAGTAGGTGGACGCTGTGACGGATACGGCGTCAGTCGCTGACCCACCACCAAAGGTAAACGTCAGGGTCTTGTTCCCGGCTGTGGTGGCGGTAGCCGTAAGGGTCACTACGCCATTGCTTGCCGTAGCGGACGTGGTGCCGGAAATGCCAGTGGGGTACTTCACGGTGACGGCACCGGAGTAGTTCTTGCCATTGCGTTTCACGGTAGCGGTGATGGTGCCGGAGACGTTGGTCTTGAGCGCAGCCGAGGTGATTTCAGCGGCATAGGTCGCAGCCTGAGTATCCACCGTGTAGGAGGCGCTTCCGCCGCCGAAGGTGGCTTTCACGGTGCCGTCTGCGGTTCCGGTTGAGGTCAACGTGATGCTGAACTGCCCAGAGGCATTGGAGGTAGCCTTTGTAGGCGTACCAGTGATGCCGCCAGAGTAGGCCAGCGTAACGGCCCCGGCATATGCCTTGCCGTTGCGGGTAACAGTGATGGTGTAGTCAGCTTCCTCGTAGGCGGTGATAGTCTTGCTGCTGGCGTTGATGGCATACGTGGCGGCAGCAACGGTGATGTCCGCCGTATCCGTCCAGTCATCAACCTTGACCGTCAGCGTTTCCGTTCCGGTATCCTCATAGGTCGCCTTGTACGTGTACTTGCCTGCGGAGAATGTGACCGAGGTGCCGTTGATGGTGCCCTTTCCGGCGTATGCCTTGCCGTTCCGGGTAACGGTCACAACGGTGGAACCTGCCTCATACTGCGTAAATTCATCGTTGGAGATTGCCAGCGTGTAGGTAGCGGCGGTTACGGTCGCGGACAGTTTCACGCTGCCGCCACCATAGGTTGCGGTGATTGTCCCGCTGCCCACGGTATTGCCTGTGATGGTGAACGTCCCGGTGCCAGAAGAGTTGGTGGTGACTTTCGTATCACCGGATACGCCGCCGGAGTAGGCCAGCGTGATGGCACCAGCATAGGCTTTTCCGTTCCGTTTTGCGGTGATTGTGACTTCTGCGTCTTCAAACCGCTGAACAGTTTTAGGCGTGATGCTTGCCGTATAGGTGGCTTCAGTGACTGTGACGGATACAGCATCACTGACGGTTCCGCCCCCGAAGGTGGCGCTGATGGTAGACGCGCCTGCGGTAGCGCCTGTGACGGTGATGGACACGAGGCCGGACGCATTCGAGGTTGTGGATTTTGTGCTGCTGGTAATGTTGCTGTTATGCGCGAGGGTGACGGCTCCCTGATACGGTTTTCCGTTTCGCTTGACCGTGAAGCTGACGGCCTCAGATTCGTATTCCTGCACCGTGTAGTCTTCAGCTTCAACGCTGTAGGTTGCCGCAGCTACAGTGACGGACAGCGTGATGGTTTGCCCATCAATGACCAACTTCAGGGATTGCTTCCCGGAAGTATTGTACGTTGTCGTATAGGTGGCCTTGCCGTTAGTGAAGGTAATGGCCTTGCCAGCAAGGGTAGCGGCACCGGAGTAGGCTACGCCATTCCGTTTCGCAGTAATCGTAAGGGTGCCCTGTTCGTACTGCGTGAACGACCCGGACGAAGTTGCCGTGTATGTCGTTTGTGCGACGGGGTAGGTTTGATCCAGAACGGTGGTACCATTTACTTTTACAACGAGGGGATAATCTCCGGGAGCATCATGGGGGCCGAGGGTGACGTTTGCTACCCCGTTGGAGTTCAGAGTGTATTCCACCCCATTAACGCTGATTTTTTTTCCGGGAATGAGAAGGTCATTATCATAGAAGGTGATGGCGCTTGTGACCGTATCGCCAGTATACTCTGGAAGCCCATCTACACTGGCGATGTAGAGATGGTCTGTGTAGTACCCGTACATAAACTCTCCTGAATTGTTAATGATTAAATACAGTTACTGTTAAGTATAAGGGAAATTTGCGAAGATGTAAATGTTGCGGTATGGAAGTAATTGCTTGCGGGTACAGAACTTTTCATCGGAGCGATATATGAGCGTTATTCTTTCCCAAACCCGGTGGCCTTCCTTGGCGCTCGATTTGGCGATCATGACGGTGCCGGGTTCCCCGTTGACGGAACTGAACACCATCTATGAAACGTATTCGTTGACCCAGAATGAGTTGCGGGAGATTTTGAACAACCCCTATTTCCAGCAGTTGTTCAATGACGCGCTGGAGCAGGTGAAGGCACAGGGCAACAAGGCGGGCGCGGCCTATCGTGCAATGACGCTTTCTCAGGCTTTATCGGAGAAGCTGTTCCGGGATGCGAACGGCAACAGGATGGAGCCGAAGGACATGATCAAATTTTACGAGTTGTTGCTGAAGTCTGCGGGGTTGCTGGACAACAAGGACACGCAGGTCAACACGCAGGTCAATGTCGGCGTCGCGCTGCCGTTGCCGACAGGGTTGAACAACCCCAAGCTCAAGCATGTGCAGGCTATAGGAACCAAATAAAGGAGCGGGCATATGGCTTTCAGATATGATATGTCCCCCACTGGCAAGGCGTTCCATGAGTGCGACAAATACGTAAAGATGCTCTGCGGGCCTTACGGGTCTGGGAAGTCCTGCTGCTGCGCTATTGACGTGCTGTCGTATGCTTGCGCTCAGGCCGTGGCCCCGGACGGGTATCGGTATGTCCGCGTCGGCGTCGTGCGTTCTACGTATCCTGAGCTTTTCTCCACGACGCGGAAATCCTTGCTTGAGGTTTTGCCGGAATCGTGCGGGACGATTACGACAGGCACATCCGGGACGCAGGGGCTGTACATAATCCCGCTGGTGGACGGGACGAAAGTCCACCTTGAAATTGATTTGGTTGCCGCTGCCAGTGTCGATGACGAATGGCGCTTGCGTTCAAGGAACTGGACGTTCGCATGGATGAACGAAGCCAACGGCTGTATCGAAGAAGTGTTCATGATGATCACGCAGCGTATCGGGCGCTACCCTTCCGATGATTTGGGAGGTGTGTCGTGGGGCGGGGTCATTATGGATTTCAACCAGCCCGCGCCGGGGACGTGGGTGGATAACTTCATGCGGAACCCGCAGCCGAACTGGGCAGTGTTCCGCCAGCCGCCAGCCGCGTTCAAACATGAGGATGAGCATGGGAACATCACGTACACCGTCAATCCCGATGCGGAGAATTTGCGGAACCTAGGGGCAAAGGAAGAAGGCGACCCGGAAGATTTCCCCGCCGAGGAGCGGGGCAAGCGGTACTACAGGAACCAGATCGACGCCCTCATCAAACAGGGGCGGTATGATGTCGTTGACAACCAATACTGCATGTTGGATGTCCCCGTGGTCGATGGGAAGCCAGTCTATCCGGGGTTCAGCAAACGGAAGCATGTGGCCCCGCAAGTCCTTGAGCCCCTCATGTTCCATGATATTATCATTGGCATGGATCAATCCGGCATCCATCCGGCAGCGGTTATCCTGCAAAACCAATACGGAAAGTGGTGTGTCCTCGACGAACTCTACGCCAATAACGAGGGCTTTGAGAATTTTCTCTATGGTATGCTGGTTCCCCGGTTGCGGGAAAGGTACTCGACGAATCCGATAGTTGCCGCGATTGACCCTAGCAACCAGCGGGATTCGTGGACGGCGACAACGCCGAAGGAACGTCTTGCCGAGGCGGGCATTGCGGCTGTGACCGAATTGACCAACAGCCCCAAAATCCGTATCCAGATGGTAGAGCACATGCTCAACTTGGATACTGGCGGTTTGCTGGTGAGCCCGAACTGTGAGCTGCTGGTCAACGGGTTTGTCCATGAATATCGGTATCGCAGGCTTCGGGGTGGGGGTTCCATCGGTGCGGCCTATACGCCCCAACCGGAGAAGAACGACGCAAGCCATGTTCATGATGCGTTGCAGTATGCGGCGCTGCTCATCTACAGGGATGCGACGAAGGATGACCCGGCAGCGGAAGCCCTTGCAAAGAAACTTTCGGATAAACGGCGCGTACTGCGGAAGGTCGTATAATGGCTGAAGAAGCTACTGATTCCACTCGCATCAACTGGTTGCGGGAGATTGAGGACATCCCGAAGAATGCCGTTGACCCTCTGGCTGATGAAGTCATGCGGCGGTTCAATGGTGCCGTGGGGTGGCAGTCAACCGAACGGGTGAACGGCAGGAGCCTGCGGCAAGTTCTCCAGAATTGTTGGGAACAGCAGAACGGTGTGCTGAACTGCGCCGATGCACAGGTGGCGGAAGCTCTCGGTGTCGATGTCGTTATCAACATGACCGCGTTGAAGACGGACACGGCGAACGCATTCCTTGCCGAGTCTTTGACTGCGGGCGATGCCAGCCTTCCTTGGACTATCATGCCGACGCCCCGCCCGGACATTTCCCCTGTGGCGAAAGAAGCGGTGTTGCAGGAAGTGAAGCGCCAGCTCTTTTCTCAGGGTGGGTACCAAGACAGCATGGCGTTGGTTTCCCATATCCAGCAGGCAAAGCAGTTGATGCGCCGCAGGGAGGAAGAGAAGGCAGCCAAGGCCGCGGATGAAATGATGCTGCTCATTGAAGACCAATGCGCCGAGGGCGGCTTCTCACGGGCGCTGACGGATTTCCTGCAATACTTCCCGGTCTATCCCTTTGCCGTTTTCGCCGGGCCTTACATCACGAGGGCCACCAAGCTGACGTGGGGCAAGAACCGTCCCCGACTGAACACTGAGGTTTTCCCCGTGTTCCGGGCAATCAGCCCCTTTGACTTCTGCTATTCGCCGGATTCCCCTGACACGCAGCGGGGGACGTGCGTGTTTACCCGGACGCTCTGGACGCGGAAGCAGCTTCTGGATGCGGCGAAGATGAAGTCGTACCTGCAATCCAATGTGCTTCAAGTTCTTGAGAATGCCGACATCAATCCTGATTTCAATCTGAACTGGCTCAGTCGGGAGCCGGATTCGTATCGGCGCAGCTTGTCCCTGTGGTCGTCCAATGTCGCCCCCATTGAAGTCCTGACGCACTATGGTGTGATGTCGGGACGGGAGCTCAGGTCGTATGGGTTCCATAACCTTGAAGACACTGAGTTCTACAACTGCGAGATTGCGATGGCGGGCTACCGGGTGATTCAGGTGAAGGTCGTCAGCGACCCCCGGATGCAGACGCGGCCCATCTACACGGCGAGCTTCTACCGCACGGGCGGCGACCGCATTGCGGGCGACGGCATTGCGCAACGCATCCGGGACATTGAGCGGGCCTATCATTCCTGCCTGCGCTACCTGATGCGGAACGCAGCGAATGCGTCTGCGCCCTTGTGCGAGGTTGACTATCGCCGGATGATTGCGCACATGAGCGATGAGGACTTGGGCCATGTCGTTCCGGGCCTGATGTACATGGTGGATTCCGATGCGAGCAACAGCGGGAGCGCCGCCATGCGGTTCTTCAACATCCCCTCCAATATCCCGGCCTACGCGCAGTTGATGGAAATGTTCATGCAGCTTGGCGACCGGGTGACGAACATCCCGGCAGCCCTGCACGGGGAAGCCGTGGGCAGCGGTGCCATGCGGACGTTCCGGGGCATGTCCATGTTGCAGGGGAATGCGACGAAGGCCCTCCATGCGGCGGTGACGAACATTGCCAACGGCGTGTTCATCCCGCTTGGGGAAGCATTGTTCAACACGAACATGCTGTACTCGAACAACATGGACATCAAGGGCGATGCGCAGATCATCACCAAGGGCGCTGAGGGCTTGCTCCAGAAGGAAATGCAGAAGCAGTCCGCAATGGAGATATTGCAGGTTGTCGGTTCTGTCGGCGCGCAGTTGGGGCAGATGGTGAACATTGCCCCTGTCGTGTCGTGGAGCATCAAGCGGCTGGTGAGCGCAATGGGCGTGCCGGATGATGTCATTGCCCAGATGGAACAGCCGATGATGCCGCCGGGCATGTTGCCGCAGGGCGGTGCCCCGATGTCTGGAGACAATCCGAATCCCAACCCGGCACCGCCGTCACCCACGGGTGCTGGTGTTGTTGCCGATGTTTCGGGGGGAGAAGCATGATAGAGCATGGCCCGAAGGCCGGGAGCAAATGGTTCAAGTTTGCGGCATGGTTTGTGGATAACCTCAATTTTTGTGAGGGGTTCTACTACGGGACGGATATTCCCAAACCTGAGAATAAGTTGTACAACTGGTTCTACACTTACTGGTTGTGGCCTTGGAAACAAAATGACTGCATCTGCTGCAATACGGTACGCGGGCTGATGTATGGGGCGGTCATTGGATTCATCCTTGGGAGGTTTTTATGAGTTTGTATCCCCTTTGGAAGAACACCAATAAGACGGAGTTCTCCAGTGTTTTCAGCGTCCCGCCCGGTCAGGTCTGCGTGCTTTTCGCCTCTGGGTTGCAGAAGTACAAGTACCGGGTAGATGCTTCCGAGGTGCAGGTGCCGCAGGTTTTCTGCGTGCGCCGACTGCTGCACAATTTCACATTCCCAGTGGATAAGGCAAACTTGCCCTGTGGTTGGATTTTTGATACCGAAAAATCAGGCGCTGATGAAATCATTGATGAAGTCGTCAGGTCTTGCTCTGACCCGTGGCAGTTGTCGATGTGCAGCAACCTCCGGGTTATTGGTGTCCCCGGTACATACCGTTTGGAACTCAATGACACTACGGCTATTGGTAAGGCACAAGTCTTTGCCGAACTGTACAATGCAAAGACTTTCCCGATGCAGGTCAAAGACCTATTCTTTCTGTAGGGAGATGAATTATGTCGCAAGGTTGCGGAAGCATTGATTACCTGAACGGCGGCACCATGACTGGCGTGTCCATCCTGAACTCTCAGGTTACGAACACCACCATTTCGTCGAGCACCCTTGACAGCAGCACGATCTCGAACCTGACTGCCCTTGACGAAAAGTCTGCACAGGTTGTTGCTGATGCCATTGCCGCGCTTCCCGCGGATAAACTGCAAGCCCTCGTCAATGCGCTGCTTGCTGCACTGACTCCCAAGGCGGCACCCACTCCGGCACTCTCTGAAGAATCCGATGCGATTCCCACCGACATTATCGGAGCGCGGTCGTCCGTACTTGGCGACCCCGATACGTGGCTTGCCCTTGGCGAATACGTGGTGCCCATGTACTCGCCGGATAAATAGGAGGGACTATGAGCAAGAAGGTTGCAGTTGCAGTGGTTACGGGTGTTGACAGCACCTTTGATGCCGCTGTGGAAAAAGCGCAAAACCCTGCCATGACGACCGCGGATAATCCTCTTGTCGCTAACTATCAGGACATGAAGAACGAAGCCGTTGTGGAGCGGAATATGGAACGCCTGCGCACCGATGCGCGTATGCGTTTTTGTGGGCCGCATAGTGAAATCTATCGCGGCATTATGGACAATCGTTTTGGAGGTTGATCATGGGTTGCCCTCGTTGTGGTTCCAGTCGTCCGTCCCGTCCGTCGAATCCCCCGTCCTCTCAGCAGCGCCCCGGCACTGCCCCGAACAGGCCGAACGTAATCAGTCCTACCAACAGCGCACGGGACGCTATCTCCGGGCTGCGGTATGTACCTGCGTCGTCCGGGAAGTAAGCAGGAATTGTCCGGGCTGTACAAGGCCCTTGCTTCCAACGACGCCATCTACATGCAGTTGATCAACGCATGGAAGGACAAGTTCGTTGAGGAGCATGAGCAGTGTGTGGCCCTTGCGGTTGCGGCATTATCCAATGAGAGCTTGAAAAGTCAGGCGCTTATCGCCAAAGGCAAGTGCGACATGCTCAAGGAACTCATTGAATTTGCCGAACAGTTCACCAATAAATAGGAGCGAAAACTATGTCTCAGGCAATGCCCGGCGGCACTGAACAGCCGCAGATTTCCAAAGCGTTTATGCGGGCTCCGTCCAATCCGTATTCTCGTATCGTCAACGAGAAGTTGCAGGCGATGAATAACCAAACGGCTACCCCGCCTGCGGCTCCGGTAACGCCTGCCCCTGCGCCGACCCCGGCTCCGGCGGCTACCCCGCCCGTGGCTCCGGTAACGCCTGCCCCTGCGCCGACCCCGGCCCCCAACCCGGCTCCAGCGGCTACCCCGCCTGTGCCCCCGGTGACGCCTGCCCCTGCGCCGACCCCGGCACCTGCCCCACAGCAGCAGACGTATAACCCTGCAATGGTTCACCAGCTCATGATGGAGCGGCAGCAGCTTTTGCAGGAGCGTGAGGAACTCGCACGTCAGGCTCAGGAACGCAACGACTTGGCTGCGGCTCTTGCGCAGGAACGTGAGGAACTGAGCAAGTACCGTCAGCAGCAGCAGTTGCAGAACGCATTGCCGAAAGACGTTTTCGATTCTCTGGAATCCATCGACCCGGATGAAGCCAAGCGCATCACCGAAGCCGTGTTGCAGGCCACGCAGCAGATTGTCGCCCCTGTCCAGCAGGCGGTGTCACAGCAGGAACAGCGGGCCAATGAGGTGCTCTTGCAGGCGCGTCAGGACGCGGCGCGGGCGCGGGTGGAGCGGCAGAATGCCGAGATCATGCGGGTTCATCCCGATTTCTTTACCATCCTTAATTCGCCGCAGTATGCCGAGTTCATGTCTCAGCGGGACGGCCTGTCCTCCAAGACGCTCGATCAGCGTGCGGCTGAAGAATATACTATGGGGAACACGGCGTATGTCATTGACTTGCTGAACAAGTTCAAGGGCGCGAACGCGACTCCCCCCGTTTCCGAAACTGCCTATACTGTACCCCCTATCCAAGCGGCGGGCAGCAACGCAGTAGCGGCACCCTCGGCTGAGGAACCCAACTATTCGTTGCGTGACCTCAATAACCTTTACCAGACGCGGCGTATAGGCCACGAGCAATACCTTGAAATGCTCAAACGGCTGCGGGCCGCGCCCACCTCGAACTAGGAGTTGACCTATGCTTCTGCAAAGTGCAAGCGGTTATCCGGGGATTGAAGCGTCGCCATTGGCGCGGATTGGGTACAGCGATGTCATTCTTTCCCGCGTCTATGAAGACGACTGGCTCCCCCGCGTTACGGCTTCGGAACTGCTGGAGCCTGTGACGCAGTGCAATCAGGTGATCCAGATCATGCGTGCCCCTGAAGTCGGCCCGCTGCGTTCGTACCAGAAGAACCAGCAGCTTGTGCCGAACACCGTGGGTACGGATGCCCGGTGCCTCACCATCTGCAACGCGGGCTATCAGGACGTGAAATTCGACCTGACGGACATTAAGCAGGCGTGTGAAAACTGGGGGCCTTTTGAAGAAAAGATGCTCGAAAGCCTGTACCAGTCCTACGTGGATTCTCAGCGCCGCTTCGTCCTTGGGCGCATGATGGCGCAGGTTTCCCCGCTGACCTCCCTTGGTGCCGCAGGCCGCCAGCATGACGTTGACCTTGGCTACCCCGGTTCCCCCCTGCACGTCACGCCGCAGAATCTTCCCGTGGTTCTCGCCAAACTCCAGCGCGTGCTGATCGAACAGAAGCGTTGGCGCGACGGCGAGATGTTCATCATTGTGCCGCCCATCCTTCGTACCTACCTTGCCATGTCGAACTATGCGAACTCCCTGTGGAGCTGCAAGTGCGGCGGCATCGTCAGCGGCATGTGGGATCATGAGCTGTTCGGCTTCACGCCCATCGAGTCCATCCATGTTCCGGTGCGCCGTGACGAATCCGGTTCGCTGTCGTTCTACATCATCGCCGGGCACAAGGAAGCGACGGCCTATGCCTCGAACATCATCGAGTCCCGTCTCATCACCAACGACCCGGATTACTTCGGCGTCCGTTACCAGTACCTTGTGGCTTGGGGTGCGGAAGTTATCTACCCTGACGCTCTGGCGATGGGTTACTGGACTTTTGACCCCATTAACTAAGGAGACTTGAGCAATGGCAAACGTCAACCTGTTCCGGGGCGGCACCCCGGATTACAAAGGCTGGATGTGTGAAGGGCAGTCGGCTGAATACCAGCCCCCGTTCGATGCTCCCCATGTCCCGTATACGCCCCCGTTCGACAGCCATGCCGATGGTGCCTATGGGCAGGGGTATCTGAACCTGCAATTCCCTCTGGTTCCGAATTTGAACGACACCTACGGGCACCGCTGGATGCAGAACTTGCTCAAGGGCGTGAAGAATGTGAACGACATCATCTTCACGAACTGGGTTCCCACCCGCGCCTATGTCGAATCCCTGTACGTGGAAGTCACCCATACCGACGCCATCCTTGACGGCGTATACGTCACCCCCGTGGCGTATCGGGTGGATTGGGATTTCACTACGGAAGAATATCTGTACAAGGAAATCACCGCGTTCACCGATGAGCTGACCGCTGCGGGCATGACGCAGTTGCCCCTCGGCACCCCGCAGGAAGGCGACCGCCGTTACCTTATGGCGCGCCTGTCCACTGACGGCAGCAAGTTGCCCTGCACCTTCGGGCACAATATCGTGAAGCGGGACAAGAACGGCAAGCCCACCGATGGGTATGACGAATACTTCGGCACGGTACTGCTTGGCCTCCAGATTGTGCAGGGTGATGCGGAAAAGATCGCCAGCATTTGGAAGTCCAACATTGCCGTGTGGATGTCCGCCAAGCTCATGGCCTTTGAAGGTGCCACGCAGATCGGGTAAAACCCAAAGGAAGGTTTCCTATGGCAAACGTAGCGAATACCAAGCACACTGGCCCGGCGTCCAAGGACGCCATCTCCGGCGGCAAGAAGTTCCCCAACAGCGGGACGGCCCCCCGCGGCAAGGGCACGCCGATGGACAACACGTCCAGCGACGCGCAGCGCCGCATCATGTCGATGCGGATTCAGCCCGGTGGCCTGACTTCCACGAAGTAACCTACAACTTTGGAGCGATGCGATATGTCACAGGTAGTCCCTCAGCCGCTTGAACGGAGTACCCCGGACAAGGTGTTTGATTTACCCAACGACGATGCCCGGATAGCGTACCTCAAATTCCTTGGCGCGAAGAATGTCGATCCCCCCTTGCCGCATTCCACACACTTGCGGAACAAGGTCAACGGGCGCATTCTGCCTTGGGATGAAATGTTGGCGGAACAGCGCGACATTATGGAATGTTGCGATGTTTATGGAAATACAGACCCTGCTGTCTGGGGGCCGCAAGTCATTGATGCTGCGGGCGTAGATACCGATGAAAAACGCATCGCTCTTGCCAAGGCGCAGGAGGTTCTTTTGAGCCAGAGCGCCGGGCTTACGGAAACGCATCGGCTGGAGGACGCTCCGAGGAGCCTGTCCCCTCAGCCGATGGCGCTTCCCAATGATGCCGTCCCCTATGACGACATCGAATCCCTCATTGACCACGGTGCGGTGAAGAACCTGATAGCGATGCTGGAGGACAAATGATCGCTTCGTCGGTTATCGCTGAAGTTTCCCATGACCTCAACGACCAAGTGCCGGGGTATGAATACACCCGTTGGAGCGTGGAGCAATTGCACTCCTACCTTCGGGAAGCCCTTGTCGCTGTAAGCCACCAGTTCCAGAAGGAATTTGTGGGCATGGTCATTGTGGAACTGGAACCCGGCGGTGACTGGCAGAAAGCCTGCGATTGTTCCAGCATCGTGCGGATTGTCGGCGAGTCCACGAAGTCCGGCAAACTGCGTCGGTACCTTCGGAAGATTGCCGATGTGGAAGCCGACCTCTGGACGGGGGACATCTCGCACTGTCCCGCACGGGGGAAGGACTACGCCATTGATGGGTATTCCATCAGCGTCGTGGGCGACAGCCTGTTCCGGGTCTATCCCCCGGTGCCGCCGAACGTGACCAAGTATGTCCTTGTCGAATGCTTCAAGGAGCCTGACGGGTACAGCTTGGATACGGACGTACCGGAGAAGCTGGTGGCGATGGTGAAGCAATGGATGCTGTACCGTGCGCTGTCGGTGGATTCGGAAAACAACCCGACGATTACGGAGCTGGCAAACACGCACCAGAAGACATACTTCAATTTGATGAAGGCGCTTCTGGAAGCAGAAGAACGTGAGAAGATGCTCTATGATGATTTACGAGCCGTTCAAAAAAGTGCCGATAAGTGAGTTCCATGAGGAGCTCAAATTCGAGTTTCCCAATCTCGCGCCCACGATGTTCGATTACTATCTGGTGCGTGCCGCCATCCAGATGGCGAAGACGGGGAACCTTATCCGGCGCAGGGCCACGCTCAATGCGGAGCACTGTGTTACGCGGTACAAGCTGGAAGCGTTGGACGACATGGACATCTGCGGCATCCTGAGCATCATGAGCAAGCCTTCATGCAGCGGGTGCGGCCCGCTTGAAGTGAAGCGGGCGTTCACGGCTCCGAAGGATTACGAGTGCGTCACGAGGGAGATTGCATGGTACGATGATCAGGAAGGCGTCCTCCATGTGCATCCCAAGTACACGCGCAACAGGTACTTCATCACCATGTCGGTAGCTCCCCGCCCCGGTGCGTGCGAGCTGCCGGAAGCGTACAAGACGCAGTTTCTCCCCACCCTGCTGATGGGGGCCAAAGGGCTCATCATGCTCATCCCCAACAGGCCGTGGTCGAATGTGCGGATGGGGCAAGGTTATTACAATGAGTTCCTCAAACTCATTCGCGACGACGCCATTGAAGTCGCTACACACAAAATGCGCGGGGCTATCAGGATGAACTTCGGCCCCGCCGTCTAGGAGCAGTTATGCCGCGCACCGCGAAAAAGCCCGATGACAAGAAGAAGCCCGCCGCTGGCGGCAAGAAGCCCTTGCCGTTTGAAAAAAAGTCTGACAAGAAATCAGGCAGCGGGAAAAAGAAATAAAGCCTGTAAGCGCCCCGGTTCCCGAATAGGGCCGGGGCGTTTTTGATAGGAGAAGAACACGATGGCGAAGAAAGTTTGTGACCCACGCATGACTGCAACCTGTGAGGAGAAGGTTCTCAAGACTCCGATGGAGACAGGGCAATGCCCGTCATGGGAACTTTGCTTGCCATTCGCTGGTAAACTCATCTCCAAGGGCGGCTGCATTGAACTGTTGCCCGGCACCCCGCCGCCTGATGGCGTCTACGGCAAGGTTGTTGTGGCGAACGGCTGCATCGTCGGGCTGGAGAAAGCCGACATTCCCATCTACAGTGCGCCGCCCTGTGCCCCTGTGCCGTGTGATTGTGGAAGCGGTGGCGGTGGGGGGGACATCTGCAACGCCTCCACTGAAGCGGGCAATCTGTTTTCTTGCGACGCTTCCGGGCGGCCTCTGGTCAAGCTCTGGATTAAGGGTGGGGATTCCATCAACGTCACCGGGAACGGCACGGCAAACAACCCGTACATCATTGACTTCACGGGCTCCACGGGCACGGGGGGCGTCTACATCCGGTCGGGCAACAATGCCATCACCGTTTCCGGCAGCGGCTCTACCGATAACCCCTACGAGGTCACGCACAAGAAGGGGCTGGAAGGCAAGTACGGCACGTTGTCCTTTGACGAATTTGGGCACCTCATTGAGTACACCCCCACTGCACAGCAGGACGGCATCATGGGGTTGAAGGAAGGCCGCGGCATCTGCATTGATACTGACGTGGCTACGGGCATCGCCACGATTGGGTTGTGCGACCAGCGGTTCGACACATACACGGGCACCGTTCAGCTTGGCGGGTTCAATGTCGAGATCAAGAATGGGGAAGTTGTTGATGTAACGCGGGTAATCAATCTCCCCGCAGGGACATACACGTTCGGCAAGTACGATGTAACTATCAATGAATATGGATCTATTACGAATATAGTTGAACGAACAGCCACGACTGGCGATGACTATATGGGTTGCGAATATGTGGGCATATGGAATCAGCTTATCAGCAATGACCCGGCCCTCGAAAATATGAACAACTATGTTCGTGATTTCATATTGGAATTTGATGCTCCGAAAGATTCTCAGTGGGTATTTACCATAGACTACAAAGGTGCTTTTCTCATTGATGGTGTGCTTGTGAATGGAACCAATGTTCTGGTTCCTGCTAGTGGAAACTCTTCAGGTGCATTACCATTCCTGCAACTTACGGACGCATTCAATTTTACTCCCAGTGTTTCCGCAGATGCTGGCATAAGCGTATCCGTATCTGCATATTCCAGATACGTGTTCAGGCCAAACATGACGTTTGCCGCTGGACATTACGAAGTCCGGTTCCGGGTAAACACTGATGAATACGTGACCAATTGGGTTCGCTTGCCGCAATTCGTGGCGTCGATCAAACTTGTCGGGAACGCGGCCCACTCCTTAGCTTGGGTTAACTCACGGGACTAGTCCTATGCAGGTGACAATCAGCAACTTCGGCGGCATCGTTCCAAGGTACTCTGACCACAATCTGAACAACATTGCCGCAACGATAGCCCATGACGTGAAGCTGCGGAATGGGCGTCTGGAGGCGTGGCGGGAACTGTGTGATTATGCCGATGTTGCCGAATCGAACCTGTCGTTCCACCTGCACGGGTGCTGCACGACTGCATGGGATAGGGTCGTGCAGGCGGCGGAAGTGGCCCCCGATTGGGGACGGTTCTATATCACCGGGCGCATCAATGCGCTGGAGTCCGTTGTCCTCGACTGCAACTGCAACCCAAGCTATTTTCTTGTCGGGGTGCCGACGCCCTTGACGCCCCCGGTCGCCACGGCAACGGAAGAGTGTGACCGGGCGGCGGACGCCCGCGCCTATGTCTATACCTACATCAACCAGTGGTATGAAGAATCCGCCCCGTCCCCGGCGAGCAACATTGTGCAGGTCAAGGACGGGACGACCGTCACTGTGTCGGGCATCGCCTTCCCGCCCGATGGGTACGGCATCATCGGCGCGAACATCTACCGGGCGGCGACGGGGTTCCGGCAGGCGGACGGCAAAGTCCAGAAGTCTTTGACGGATTACCTCTACGTGGGAACCGTAGAGTTTCCGAGCACCACCTTTACCGATGATGTGAAGGGCATCTACCTAGGACAGCCGTTGGAGACGGGCAAGGTACGGATGCCCCCGAACGGGCTCCGCAATGTGTGCAGCATTGACGGGGTTGTCCGGCTGGCGGGCACCACGGTCAACCAAGTCCACCTGACGGAGAATTTCCAACTGCACAACTGGCCCGTCAAATACGACCTGACACTGGACAGCGGCATTGTCCACATGGGGAGCCTTGACCAAAAGCTCTATGTCACTACGGATACCATCCCATACATCATCGACGTATCCAGTTGTGAAGACATGAAGTGTACGCCCGTGCTGGACATCGACACGACCCTGCCGGATATAAGCTGCGGGCATTCCAGCTCCGCAATCATGACGCCGCACGGGTACATTTACAGTTCCCCCTACGGGGCGACGCTCATCGACCCGTCCGGGAAGTGGCACATCCTCACGTCCCGCTGGTTGAGCGAGGATGATTGGGCGCTGGTGCAGCCGAACACAGCCCGCTTTGCCTATTGGGAGGGGTTCCTTTTCATCGTGACGGATGCCGTTACGTTCCTGCTGGACATCAACGGCGACCCGTATGGCGACATGAACCAAGCCGAGCTGTCCACCCTATCGGATTCCCCCGTTGACCTGAAGGTGTCCAACACCGGAAAGCTGTTCATGTTGCAGAACGGCAAGGTGCGGATGTGGAATGGTGCCGATACGTTTCGGGAATTTACGTGGGTAAGCCGGGAACTGACGGGCGGGACAGTCAATCATGGCGGGCGCATCCCGTCAGACGACCCGGCGCTTGGCGTCATGTGGTCGCCCGTATCCGGGAAGATACGTACCAAGGGGACGGAGTTCACGCTCATATCCCCAATCCAGCCGGAAGCGTACAAACGCACCGTCATGGACGAACGACCGTTCCGGCTGCCCCGCGTGGGGCGGCATATGTGGTACAAGGTGCGGCTCCGGGGAACGGCACCTGTGGAATTTGTTGACCTTGGCACCGCGCATTTCACGGTGAACAAGGGGCAGTGACGAACCCGGACTTATTTTGTATGGTCTGGGAAACAAAGGAGCGAACCAATGCCGACCTACCATTACGACATTCTGGAACCGGACAGCGACCTCACCATAGCCGTGGACAACCTTCAGCACGAATTGGGCGCGCTGTACAAGGAATCATGGGATATGGACAAGCGTGCCGCCTACGGCGACAAGCCGTTTGCCTTGAACATTGAAGCGTTTGCCCGCATGTGGTTCACGAAGTCGCTGAAGATTTTCATGGCCTATGATGAAAGGAACGACCCCATTGGGTTTCTTGTCGGCATTGTTTTCCGCCCGCTCCCCTATGAGGCGACCGTCTTTCAGGTGGAAGACTGGTTTACCCGTGGGAACAAGGAAGTGGAGCGCGGGCTTTTCCAGCACGTCACCAATGCTATTCGCTATATTGGGTGCGATGAAATCTGGGCAAGCGACAAGGCCAACCGTGATGCCGATTTCGGCACCAACTGGAAGAAGGCCAACTCTTTTACTCTGAATCGTTACATAAGGGCTTAGTATGGTCTACGCCGATGATATTGGCTGTAATAAGAACCACGGCGTAAATGACGAAGGGCGATCCTTTTTCGGGGATTTGCTCTCTCTTGCTGCCATTGCCGCTGCTGCCTACAACTCCGTCAAGGCTGTCCAGATCGCTGAAGACGAATGGGAGATGGCGAAGAAGTATTGGCAGATTTCAAAGAACTGGCTGGACTATTACAAGGACAACTACGCCCCGGTTGAAGATCAGGAACTGGAAGAGGCGATGAATATCCCGGTGGAAGAACCGGATTATGAAGTTGCCCGTGGGCGCGCCCGCGTCTCCGCATGGTTGGAGTTCCGGGGCATCACAGACAAGGCTATCCGCTGCACGTCCCGTTACTGCACCGGGCTTCGTGCGGATATTCTGACCGACCTCTCCATTACGCAGGCCGCAGCGGTGGCAATGGCGGACGGCCTCGGCTACCGTAACGAGCGTGCTTATATCGAATCCCGCAATGAGGTGCGGTTCGAGAAGATGATGAACACAGCGAAGCGGGGCCGGGACATGATTGCCGACAACGTGTCGCTGGCGAAGTCTGCCGCAGGCATTTACGGTGATTTGTGGAATCAGGCATGGTCAGGCATTCAGGGGGCGGGCTCTTACTTGGGTTACTACTTCAACCGGAATGATACGCAGTACCCCACGACTTACACGGCAGACCGCGCCACAATGCACACGCAGGCGACTGGCGGCTTGGAACCCATCCAAGGATATGCGGCACGGCGTCGGGCTCAGGTAGAGCAGGCGGGGACGCAGCTCATGAAGGAAAACTCTTTTGCTTTTGGGTAACATATGGCAGATTGTACTTGTGCAAACCCGCAGGCGGTAGCCTCTGCCATAGACGGGACTACCAGCAAGGTTGACGATGTAAGCTATACCCTGCATGGCGGCGCGCATGGCGGGCCGCTTGGCGCTATTGATGCGCTTCGGTTCTGCCATTGGGCCGCACCCGAATACGGAAACATTGGCGAGAACAATTGGAACGTCGCCTTTAAAGCCGCGGCCTTGGCAATCGCTCTGGCAAACTCCATTGCTCAGGGTGAGATTGCCGAAAAGCAACAGGACTTGGCGGATCGCTATTACCAGATGGCGAAGTACAAGTGGGAGCGATTCAAGGACAAGTACATGCCCTTGGAAAAGAAGCTCCTGCTGGAAGTATCAACAGTGCCTGTCCGGGAGCTGAACTGCATCGACGACCGTGACCGTGCGGAACAGTCGGTGAATCCGGCGTTCTCCACAATGTCTGACTACCTGTCCCGTAATGCAAAAAAGCTCCGCCTGTGCATTGACCCTGCGATTATCAGCGCGATAGAATTGCGCCGGGCTCAGACGTTGGTGGATACCGAGAACTACAACTTGCAGGACGACCAGTTCTTCACCGACTTCAAGAACGACCAGCGTTGGAACCGCCGCAGTACCGTGCTGAACTTGGGGCGCAACCTGAGTTCCCAAGCCTTGAAGTACGGAGATGTCGCCCGCTCCTTGTATTCACAGGTCGGCGCACAAATTGACCAAGCCGCTGGCAGCCTCATGTCGGCATTGGGATATTACGGGGCGAGGAACGACACGTTCTACCCCACTACATATCTGGGTTCCAACGGAGCGGGTTCTTCTTCTTCTTTGATTGGTATCCATGCTTTCGGGGGCAATAACCCCACAGGTTTGAATCCAACAGGTTAAGGTGCTGATATGCTAGATTTCTTTGGAGCCATAGGCCGCATGTTGCCGGGGTATGTGCAGGGTGAGCGGCAAGCCATTGCCGATAACTGGAACGACCTTGAGAAGTATAACAAGGTGCAGGCCGGGCAACTTGAGAATGCCTTTACTGAGGACAACCCCCGGTTCAACATCATGCTCCACAACACGGCCCGTTCCCAAATGGGAATGGAACAGGACTTGATGAACCTGAACCTGAACTACGCAAGGTATCCGGGGCTGATGGACGTGGCGCTGGTAAACAGCGAATCGGCTGGCCCGCTTGCCGCACAACAGGCCGCCATGCAGATGGCGCAATTTGCTGCATTGCAGAATATGTACAACAGCCCGCTGTGGCAACAGGCAACGATGGGCGGCACCATCTTCAACCCGTACACGGGCGCTGCCATGAGCCAGCCTAGCATTTTGGGGAGGTAGCGGATATGCCGATGATGCGAGCAGCCCATATGGTTATGCCGGGCACCGAGAACACGGCACAGGTTTTTCCCGGAACGGCACCCGTCCTCATGCAGCGGTCGCCCTACGCGACGCTGGCCTATGAGGTTACGCCCTACGGCGCATCGGCGTTGACGGGGTATCCTTCCGCATATCCCCATGTGATCCGTAGAGGGCCTACCGATTTCATAGCCATGTTCGCCCCGCGTGGCGCGGCTATGGGCTATGCCGCGGCTCCGGCCCGTGACCCTCAGTGGGCGCGGGAACTGTTGAATGCGGCTGTAGGACGGCGGGGGGCGGCACCGCAACGGACGGCTCCGGTGGCGCGTGGGGCCTCCACGACGCCCCCTGCCACCACCAAACCAGCGGCGACCCAACAGGCGAACAATGCCACGGCATCGGCACGTAAGCAGCCGCAGGTGCAGGAGCCCCCGAAGGTAGGGCCTACCCCACCGAACCCCCCGGCAACGGGGAGCGGTGCGGCACCCGCTGTGGCTCCCGCTGCGCAGCCCGCAGCCATTATGTTGCCGCGGCTTGCCGGGGATATGACCCCGTTGCCCGGTGCGGTACCTGTCCCGGACTTGGCAAATCCCGGTATGGGCGCGGCCCCCACGGGCGCGGCCCAACCTGTCATTGCGCCTGTAGGCGAGGGCGGCATGGTGCCGACAGCGCCGACTGAGGAGCCGGGTTTCTGGAGCAGCTTCGTCAACGGAATGAAGGACTTCGCCTCGGATATGACGCCCCCGCCCGCCGAGCTTGCCGAGCTTTCGCGGCAGGCTACGGAAAGCATGGCGGCGCAGGATAATGCGGTCGATCAGAGTGGCCTCTCTCTTGCCGATGTCACCAATGCCGCGTTCCTGTCTGCCCTGAATCCTGAGTTGTTGAACCTGTTCTATAACTTCGGACGCGATTTCACTACGGCTTTCCCCCGTGCAGTACAGGCGACAATGGGGGGGAATCCGCTGCAAGTTCCCCCAGTCTTGCCGGGGCCGGGTGGCATCCCGGTGCTGGTGCCGTAGGAGGTGCGCACTATGTCGCAATCCCATGAAGAAGAACAGGCGATACTGTCTCAGATTTACGACCCGCGGTACCAGCAGACCATGTTCCTTATCGAGCAGGCGATGCGGGACGTATCGGCATTGCCCGATGTGCCCGCGTCGTATCCGAACACATACGATACTGACCTTCTGAGACTGATTGATTCCGTACCCTTGGAGTAATTATGGCATCGTCTACATCCAACGTCACTCCCATAAGCTCTCAGGTTAAGCCCTTTGAGATGCCGGATTACAACTCTGCCCTCAAGCAAGCCATGTCCACGGCGAACATGATGGCGCTGATGTACCGGAGAATGTACGGCGGCGGGGGGCGTGGGAAAGGCGCATGGCATTATGAGATTGACCCTACGGCACCGAATGGGTTCCGCAGGGTCTGGGTCGAGGGTGGCACTGATAAGGAACGGAAGGCGTACCTTGAAGCGATGCGCCGTGGTGCCGCAGTCAAGGCCCTGCAAGACCCGGAAGTTGCCAAGCTGCGGGCGGGCATGGAGAATATGTCCGTCCACAAACAGAAGCAGATTCTGGACGACATCCGGCGCAACCATGTCGAGCGGTTGTCAAAGCAGTACCAAGTCCCTGCCAACGACATCCTGCAAGAACTCGGCACAGCGGACGCCCAACTCGATAGCCAGCTTAAAAAAATCAATGCTGACTCCGGGTTCTGGAATACGTTGTGGGATGCCGCTTCGCGGGAATCAACGAAAATAGCCGATGCTATTACTGGCGTGGGCGAGGATGCCCGTGCCGAATTTGAGCGCGGCAAGCTGCGCTTGGAGAAATACCAGCAGGCTACGGAAGAGAACGCCTACCTGCGGGAACAGCAGCTTCGTGAACAGGAGGGGGAAGGATTCCTCTCCCGCCAGACCGGGCCGGGCAGCAGCTTCCTCGGCATGATGGGCAGCTTAATCGGCGGGCAGGCTGCGGACACGGGCGCACCGCTTGCCGGGATGGGAGCTGGTGCCGCCGCTGGTACAGCTACCGCAGGGCCTGTCGGGGCTGCCGTAGGCGGCCTCATTGGTGCGGGCGCAGCGGGCTCACAGATTGAGAAGATCAACTTCATCGACCGTGTGGTTGCCGACCCCAACCTGACGGACGAACAGAAGATTGCCGCTATTGAAGCGGGCTCAGGTTCCGCGCAGCTTATGGGCGGCGCACTGAATGCCCTCCCACTGAACCTCGCCCGCGTAGCGGCACCCGTGCGCAATGCTGTAGCCCGTGCGGGCATCGGTAGATTGGGGCGTGAATTTACTGAGGCAGGCGG